GGTCAAGACCGAGGCTCTAAAGATTTAGCTGATGCTGTAACTGGATGTACATATACTTTGGTGAAAGAATTATACGAAAGCGGGAAGATTTTTTATGATTGAAGAACTAGATACTACACTTGTGGGCGAAAAAAGTAAGGGTGAAATAAAGGATGGAATTGAAGTAATTAAAGAGCGCAACAAACGGGCCGAGGAAAAGGCCCAAGCCATTAAGAAACTTATTCTTGAAGAGGAAAAAATTCAGAGAGAAAAGACTGAGAAAGAGTCTAAACGCCTTAAGCGCGAACAGTCACGGAACAAGTGGATGAGGTTGGTGAATAGCTTAAAGGTTCCTTTCCTACCTGATACATGGATTAATGTATTCCAGTATTATGAGAAGCTGTTGTTCACTATGTTCATAGACATGCAAATAATTTTAGTTCTTTTCTCACTGGTGTATATTTTGTATATTATAATCATCTTCACTGGCGATCAGTTGGTAGAAGGAATATTTAAAGTTGCTGGATGTATGATAATATGTTTATTAATTTTAGCTATCCAAGTATTTACACCTACCAGTAAAAAGGACGAGTAATATTGTATGTTTAAAACTTCTTCAATGGTAAATTTGGAAAAATCCTTTAAGGGATATGCCCGGCATAGCGAGTCTATGTCTACGGGTGGAGACTTTAAGGAACAGAACATAATGGATGATATAGGGGATATGGAAATATCCCGCTCCACTATGACTCAGGTATACTCTACCTGTGATTGGATACGGGCCATAGCTGATAGGATAGATGAGAGGACGGCTCAGGTGCAGTTCTTTCCTATGCCTCTCGGAGCTAAGATAGGCTCTAAAGAGGGCGAGTTGAATAAGACTGTTAGGGTGCATATGGAAAAGGTTATTACCCTTTTCATGAAGAGTAATTCTGATGGGGAGAATATTAAGGAGTTGGTAGGGAAGGTGGCTAAGGATGTGTCTATTTATGATATGGCCGGGATACAGATTGTTAAGGCTAAGGATTCTAAATCTGATAAAAAGGTTCCTTATGAGCTGTATGCAAATGTGAGTGGTGAGGAGCTGTATGTAAATCCTGAGTCCACTGGCACTATCCCAGATAAAAATGCTTATGTCCAGCTACGCGGTCAAGAAACCATAGCTTCATGGGATAAGGAACAGATGATGGCCTTTATCCGTTTTCGCCGTGCTGGGTATGCTAATGGGAAGTCTCCTATTGAAACTGCTATTGCCTCAATAATGGGTGATTTAGAGGCTATGAATTTTAACTTGAAATTTTTTCAAAACAATGCTCGCCCCGATTTTGCATTTATATTTGACAACTTGGGATTCGGGAAGAGTGATAATGAGTTGACACGTGCCAAGGCGTGGTTTATGAAAAACCATCAAGGCAAGCCCAATCTCCCCTTATTCATGGGAGCGGAGAAGGGAAATGTTAAGATTCATGAACTGAAATACAACCATAGAGATATGCAGTTCTTTGAATGGCAGATGTTTCTATTGACTCGTGTTATGGCTGTGTATGGAATGCAACCTACGGTTTTAGGGATTAATAATGTGTCTGATGCTATTGGGAAGATAGATGCAGAGACTCAGAGTGAGCAGTTTAAACGGAATACGCTGATACCGTATGTGAGGATGATAACGAGTGGGCTTAATTCTAAGCTGATATGGGGAGACTCTAATTTAAACTTTGATGATATTTATGTGACTTCTACTAACTTGGATATTGATGATGAAGCGAAGCAAGCCGCTATTGATGAGAAGTATTTGGATAGAGCTGTTATCACCATCAACCAAGTCCGTAATCGGTTACAGATGCCTTCGGTGGCTTGGGGGAATGCACCGTTTGTTCCACTGAACTATGCGCCGTATGATACTTTGATTGAATATCAGAAATCCAAAATTGCCAGCAATATCCAACGTGCCTCTTCTTCCAAGATAGACAATAATGTTAAGGTGGAGGATAAGGATTCTGGTAAACCTACTCCGGCTAAGAAGTCAGAGAAAGAGACCTTGGCGCCTTGGACGGAATTGGATTCTAATCAAATTGTTGGTATGTATCAGGCCCTCTATCCGAGTGAGTTTGATAGTACAGTAAACTGGCCTATGGGTAAGGGGGATAAGGTTCTTACAGGCTTAGAGAAGGCTGAACCTTCTGAGGTAATGAAAGCGGTGCGGGAGATCATAAGAATGCGAGAATCATCCTTATCCACCACCTATTCCTTCGGGAAGACAGGGGATAGGGTGATTGATACTGCTAACGGGATGGGGTTAGATTGGAGACAAATATTAAAGACTGTATAGACTTTAACCCTGTTAAGGGAGTGAACCCGGAGAAGTATGGGTTTGTTCCTACAGGTGTAGATGGGAGACTGCTGTTTTCCGTCTATAAAGTCACATCTGTAGATAAATGGAAGATATTGGTGAAGAGGTATTTTGAGGATTTTGCTAAATCATACCATAAGGCTATGGAGTGGGATGCGGTTAGCCCCAGCAGTAGGAAGAGGAAGTTGGGGACTTTTCTGAAATCCATTTTTGATCAAGAAGATGAGTTGGTATCTCTATTGATGATTAAGGGAGTGTCTTCTTTGATAGATGATGGGATGGGGGAAGAGGAACTGGTTACTAAGATGATAACACAGATACTCCCTAATGGAGGGTTTTGTAAGAAACTGAAAGATCAGAAGTATATTTGGGGGGTATCGGAAGACAGAAAAATAAAAAAGAGTATAGGGAGTGCCTTTGTAATGAATTATATTTCTAATAAGTTTGATAAAGATAGTGTGTGGAAATGGATAAAAAAGAACTGTTATCAAAATGTATCTGGTGAATGGATGTATAAGAATAAAATGTCTAAAGAAAAAATACTTAACTCTGTAAAAACATTTTTATCAGACGGAGGAATCCCCTTGAACGAAAATATGTTAAATAGTGATGAGAATAGTTTTGATGCATTTTTCACATTAAAAGAACTCCATAAAGACCTCAAAGGCTCTAACCGTTTCACTATGGAGAAGGAAGTTGACGGAAAGAAACGGTATTATGTTTATGGAGTAGCAGCTACTACCGGGATAGACAGGGATGATGAGAGGATGTCTATTAAGTTTATAGCTAAGATGAAGAAAGTAGCCGAGGGTCTGCCGCTGTTCATTGAAACGCACCGTCCCAGTGATCTGAAACAAACAATTGGTATTATCACTAAATCTGGTGGTGATGAAAATAATTTTGAAATTGAAGCCCTCTTGGAGGACTCGGATAATAACCCCAAGGTCAAAGAAGTCCTCTCGAAGATGGACAGCTTGGATATAGGGGGGAAGAGTATGTGGGGGTTCTCGGTAGGGGGGAAAGTATCTAAGGCTTACCGGGAGCGTGATGTTAAGGCTGATAAGGATGTGATTGTGTTGGATGATGGTGATTTATTCCACGTCCTCCTCACTAACCAACCTGCTAATGCCGGAACTATGGCTCAGGCTATGATAAAGTCCTTGAACAAGGATATTCTTAAGCCGGTTCCTTCTACTCCTGAACTCGTCATAAAACATTCCTCAGCTATGAAGGCGAACGCTCCGGCAATTTCTGAGCTGAACAAATCTATTCAGGATTTACCTGAAAAAGCATTCCCTATAGACTATAAAAACATAAAAGTTTTTAAAGATTATGCTCATCATTATGTTGCGGATGGAGAACTATTCCTACACAAAGAGTGGCTTGTGGCTCAGTACCAGAAGGCACTTGAGAGTAAGGCTCCTGCTATTGTTATCAATCATCTTCAAACCCATATGGCAACAATTGGGATGACGAGGGTGGTTGAAAAAATGAGTAGTTTAATTGCATCTATGAACTCTTTGGATGAAGCTGTGGGAGAGGTTGGCTCTATAGCTAAGACACTGGATAGTGAGATTAAGGCTGAGGTTAGGGGCTTAGTAAAGGCTATCCGGGCAGTTAAAGTAACCAATATCTCCAGAGAAAGTAAGATCAAGTTGGTAAAAGGTATGATGGAAAATGTGAGCGTGACAATTAGTACCCTTATTGAACAACTCTCGAAAAAGGATTAAGTATTATGGCATTTACAAAAGAAGACATTGAAGCAATTCTGGCCAAGGCTATTGACAGCGAATTTCCCTCTACTCCTGCAGCTCCGGTGGTAAACGCTGACCTGGCAAAATCAATTGCTCAGCTGAATGCAAAGATTGACAAGGTGGCCGATCTGGCCATCAACGGCTACCAGAAACCGAAAACTCAGGAAGAGCTGTTTGCTGATCTGGGGAAACAGTTGACTGCCTCTATCGGCGAACTGGCCAAGACTCTGAAACCGGCTGTTGAAACGAAACCGGAAGATCAGCCCATTCCTGCCACTATTGGTGGTCTGAAGGAAGTCCTGAAAGCGGCTCTGGCCGAGATGGGTAAAGCTACTCCGGTGGAGAAAGAGACCCCCAAGGGTCAGGGTAAAGAATTAGGAAAGGAAGCAGATGCGCTGATTGAAGGTATGACGGAATCAGACGTTATCACCATGGCGAAAGACCTTCTGAGCAAAGATGAGGGTTCTGAGGGTGTGGTGATCTCTGAGCATCTTGCCCGTGAAGTTGCAAAGTCAGAAGGCAAAATGACTCCGGCACAGGTAGCCAAAACAGCTCAGTTGGATGAATATCTTGTGAACAAGATTGCCAACAAGGGCGGTGTTGCTGCTTCTGACGAAGACGATGACGAATAAGTAAGATTGTATGAACTGCTGGTAGACTTTAGGGATTCTAAAGTCTACCAGCCTTTAAGATATTCTGGAACTCACCCAAATAACAACAGCAATGTTGCACTAAACTTAAAGAGCTTTTAAACTGTTGGAGATTTCTATGAAAAAGGTTAATTCCCTTGCTGAGATTAAGAAATTGCTCTCCAAAGCAATTCGTATTGGCTCAGGTCAAGTTGACAACGTTGCCAATACTTTTCTCCCGGCCCCTCTGGCTGCAACGTTCATTGACATCGTTACGGAATTTAACGTCTTTAGACAGGTATTCCGTCCTATGCCGATGAACTCTGCTACCCGGACTATTCCGAAACTGTTGACTGGAACGGAAGTGTTCTACCAGCCCGCAGAAGCCACTCCTGGTGAAGAGACATCATTCACCGCTACGAGCATTCAGCTTGTTGCGAAGAAACTCTTTGCTTGGATTGAAATTTCGGAAGAAACTTTTGAAGATGGTATCCTCGACATGCGTTCCATGATTCGGCAGATTTTTACTCGCGGTATGGGAATTGCTGAAGAAAAAGCGTTCCTTACTGGCGATGTAAATCATGCTGATACTACCGGAACCAAGGCGCACGTTACTGCCACAAAATGGTACAACAAGGATGCACGTCTTGCTTTTGACGGTCTTTGCACTATCGGTCGGGAGAGTGGAACACGGCAGACGGTTAATGGTGCTTGCACTGTTGATGTGTTCGCCGAGGCCATCTATCGTATGGGAGTGTATGCAAAACGGTTTGGTGATTTGATCTCGTTTGTGAATCCGTGGTCTGCCAATCAGCTGCTTCGGGATGATGACCTGATGACAGTTGACAAATACGGCTCCAAGGCCACTATCCTCACGGGCGAAATCGGTAAACTGTTCGGTAAATGGAATATCATCAACTCGGATTTTGTTCCTACGGGTGAAGCTGTTACTACAGTAAAAGAAAACGTAGTGATTGGGGATCGCCGGAGAATTAAATTTGCCGAGGATGCCGTTATCAAGAATGATAGCACGGTGTGGGCACTCTCAGAACGTGTGGCTATGGAAGTTGAGTATGATGCTGCTGTTCTTTGGATGCATGGGTTCCAGAGACCTTCTGCCTCTTAAGGCAAAAATGGGTATTTAGCATTATTTTGCTGTACCTTCAGGGGGCCATTAAGTTGGCCCCCTTTTTTATTTCCTCCCAATAATGTATATTATATAATAACTGTTAGTAGAAATATAAACCAGAGAGGCGTAGGAATTATGATTCAAGGTAATGGGGATAATTCTCATGAGATGAGACATAGGGGCCTGAGTGAGACTCAGATTGCTAGGAGAATGAAGAGCGGTTCTACTGCTATCCAACAAGTGTATGATTCTAAGGATTTACTTCTGAATTTTGGGAAGAAGTCTCGTGCAACTAAGGCAGATGATGGGATAAATTTTTTCATACACAATGAAGACCTATGTGAGTTGAACTCTATTGACTTTACTAAGACCCTGAATATAGCGAGAGGCCCAATGCCGAAATTCATTCAGGCCTTTAACGCGGGAAGCCCTAATGCCAAGATAAGCTCTATCCGTCCTGCGCCTCATAAGATGTTGCATATAGGGATATGGATGAATAACGTGTCCCACTACTCTGGTGGTAGGGTTCATCTCCTATTGATGGCTTATAACCTGGCAGAAATGGGCCATAAGGTTACTATTGTTACTGACAATCTTCCCCGGTTCTTAGGAGACTTGAAATTTTATAATGTTGGAGATCGGATAGAGTATGTGTTTGGGGATCAGATGTTGGATTCTAATTGGCTAACTAAGGAACCGGCTAATAATATGGATATTGTGATAGCAACTCCAAGGATATATGAAGCATTTTATTATGCTAAGAAATGGAATTTACCGTGTTATGCTTTCCTACTGGAAACGCCTAACTTTGTGAGTCAGTATAGGGGTGGTCAGGATTCTACTGAAGTGTATTGGGAAGATTATAAGAAGTGCATATTGAGTGATGCTACTTTTGTGATGTGCAATCCTGGTCCTACTATGGCAGCAGCTAAGGAGTGGTTAGGAGAGTTTAAGGGAGAGTTCTTTGAGTGTCCTCCGGCTATTAATATTAATGCAGCTGATAGAGTAGAGTGTGAAGAGGAGAATGAGGTTTGCTTTATCGGGAGACATCTGGACTTTAAACATCCTGATGATGTAGTTATGGCAGTCGGGAAGATGCCAGAGGGTATTCGCCCTTCTATTAATTTCATAGGCTCTCATAATGATCAAGTACGGGAACGGCTATTGAATAAAGCAAGACCGATGAATGTGACTGTGAAGTTTTATGCTGGTTTAGATGATTATAATAAGTATGCACTAATAAAGAGGTCTAAGGCACTTTTGGCCCCCTCGATGTTCGAAGGGATGGGAATGCCGCCAGCAGAGGCGCTTTATTGTGAAAAGCCTGTTATTGCGTATGATATCCCTATAATTCGTCATGTTTACGGAGATAGCGTGAATTTAGTCCCTAAAGGGGATATAAAAGGGGTAGTAGATAAACTACGGGACTTATTAGAAAACCCTGAGAAGAGGCTGTTACAGGGCTTAAAAGGAAAGGAGGATATGTATTCCGCTACGTCTAATATCCCGTGCCTTCCGTTCAAGATTAAAAACATACTGAGAAACATATTTTACGGGAAGTATTTAACTGATCATAGCAAGATAACTGCCGGAATAATTGTGCTAAATGGTGCTGATACTATTGAGAGGTGCTTGCGGTCTATTTATGACCACGTTGAGCATATTGTAATTATTGAGGGAGTGGTGGCAGATTATGCAAAGCAGAACCCTACTCTTCATGATAATGGTAGATCAGTGGATGCTACTATTGCTACAATAATGCAATTCCCTGATCCTTTGAAGAAGATTGAGCTAGTAATGGAAGATAAGATATGGAAAAATAAGAATGAGATGCAGAATGAAATTGCTAAGAGGGTGAATACTGAGCTGTACTTAAAGGTGGATGCTGATGAGATTTGGGAGGAGAAGGATATTGAGTATTGCCGGAGAATCTTCATTCAGGACTCTAAGCTCACGGTTATGTATATGCAACGGTGGCATTTTTGGAAAAATCTTCAGACCGTAGCCGTAGGGGGGCAGTGGGATTGTGCGGAAGCGAGGATGTGGAGATGGACACCGGGATTCCATCATGATGAGGAAGATAAGAAGGGGTTTAATTACTTGTGTGATGCTGCTGGTGTGCCTGTAAAGTCTCCTGAATATAAGACTGTGCAGATTATGCAACGCCTTCACTACCATTTAGGCTACTGCCGGAATGAGCAACATATATTAGGGAAGATTAAGTATTATGCTAATCGGGGGATTGAGTCTTGTGTGGAAGACAACTACAGTAATTGGGAACCGGGCAAGCCCACCAATTCCACTCACCCCAGAGATACTACTGCTATACCCTTTAGAGGGGAGTTGCCCCCGGCATTGAGAGAAGGGTTTTATGATATTGTTCCAACTGATCCTAAACAAATCACCCAGAATAATTTAGGGATGCTGAATGCATCTCCGAAAGAAGAGAGGTAAACCAGTATGTTTTCAGTAAAATGTCTAAGAATTAAAGACCCGTTGCACCCGCTGAAGTCGCGGTGCAGTGATACTATTAAGGGGGATAGTATACTGTGCCCGAAGTGTAGAAAGATAGCGGAGAACGCCCCTATACATGTTTTAATGCATAAGGACGTATGCACCTTATTCAGTATTCCTTATAAGAATCAGTTGTATGTTACTTTGGATTTACGGAAAGATGCTAATAAACCGGATTCAAAGAAGGATGTGGATGCTAAGGATAGGGCTATTAAGAAGACATTGATTGATACTTTGAATGGGTATTCGTTGCTGAAATTGAAAAAGGTGCATGATGATATACACTTGAAGATTTGGGATATATTGGAGAAGAAACATAAGGGAAATGAATATTCATTAAAATACTTTGTGGTGAGAGAGATTGTGAATAAGTTCAACTATTACAGCGGAAAGAAGTAAAATGGAAATTCATAAGTTTAGCTCTTCAGATGAATACTTCAAAGCTCAAAAGAACTTGACTGAGAAGAAGTTTGATAGAGTGTGGGTTAAGGATGAGAGTCTGGACTTTTTAGTAAGTGAGTTGAAGGATATATATGGGGTAAATGGAATTTGCCATGGTGTAAGGAATGGGTATGAAGTGGAGTATCTGAGGAAAAATCTGAAAGGGGAGATATTTGGGACTGAGCTGGTGCTGTTGAGGAAGATTCCTAATGTGATTGAGTGGGATTTTCATTGCTTGAATACTAAATGGGCGAATAAGATGGACTTTGTCTATTCCAACTCCTTAGATCATTCCTATACTCCTTCGGACTGTGTGGATAATTGGATGAAGTGTTTGAATTTGGGAGGTAGGTGCTTTATTGAGTGGTCACCTCAGCATAATTCCAAGTGCACCATAGGGGATTGCTTTCGGGCGAGTGCGGAGGAGTATGAGCATTTGTTTGGTATGAATTATAAGGTGAAGAAGGTTCCTATAGGGGAACGGATAATGTTCATTTTGCAACGAGGTAAATAATGGATTTTAAAGGTAACTGAATTATTGTATATTAGAAGTAATTTTATAGAAAGGGGCTTGCGCTTTGAAAGACAAAAAAATTCTTAGGATTAATGAGAATGGAGCTGTTACTAAGAAAAACCTCATAGTACCGGGAACTACTGTATTAGGGGGAACTGACGCATTATTGGATGAACACATACGGATAGTCCTTCACGAAGTGGATTTACGTCTGAGTGGTGCAGGTTC